GGTCCCGAAGCGCTGGCATTTTCTCCAGCAGCTTGGCCCCTTCAGAATTGGCTCGCGACTTCCGCTCCGCCGCCGTCTTCTGCTCTGCCTGTTGCTTGGCCGCTTCGGACTGTTGGTGAAGATGGTTGAGATGCGAGATCCAGTTGTCGTGATGCTCTTTCGCCGTGACGTACCCAAGCGGGTCGTATTTGGGCGAACTGGTGTCGAGCATGGCGACATCAGGGGCTTGCGGCATGATCGATTGGAGCAGGCTTGCCATATAGGCGCGCTGCTCGTTCACCTGCTGCTCAGATGCCTTTATGACGGAAGATTGTTCCTCGAAAGAGCGCCGCTCCTCGCTGAGGCTCATTGTCTTCTGTCGATAATCCCGATCGCGCAAGTTGCCGTTGATGAGTTCGGACACGGTTAGCACGGACCCATCCGGCAGCTTTACCTTGCCATTTGCGGCAACGAACCTGCCTTGATCGGTCTCCGGCTCCTGGCCGTCCTCTTCTCCAGCTTGACTATCGTCGTCGGTTTCGCCGGAGTCCTCGCCCTCATCCTCATCGGATGCCTGCAAGTCCTCGTCGGCCTCTTCGCCTTCGGTAGGCTGTTCCTGCACGGGTTGGCCCTTGTCGGCTCCCTGCGAGGTGGCTTTCACAAAGGCGCTTGCTGCCTGTTCAATAGACAGCGCGCCGCCACCGTTTTCGGTGTCGTCGGTTTCCATGTTGTTTCCTGAAATTGCCAGTTCCGCTATGGGTTGACTGGCTGGTTTCCGGGGATCAGACGATGCCCGGCTTCTGCTTCGGCTGGCCTTGGCGGATGAAATCCTCAAGGTTGCCGCGAAGTTCGTCCACGACCCTTACGCGTGCTTGGAGGTCGCGAATCTTGTCGGCGTCGGTCGCAATGGCGCGCGCTAGGCTCTCAAGAGCATCGGAGCGCATCCCGTCGAGCGCTGCCTGGAATGCTTCATTGTCCTTGAGGCTCTGCGCAAGCGGCGCCAGATCAGAGATAGAAGCCATGCGCGACGGTCGTGTTGTTGGTGCCGCCCGCTCCCGATGCGGGGCAAGTCACGACGATCGGGGTATTGACCGCCGAAGCCGGAAGAGGCGGAGAAAAAGTGACGATCAATGGCTGGTTGGGCAGCAGAGCCCCCGCCACGAAGGTATATGTATAAGATCGCGTTCCGCCCAACAGGCCAGCTACAGTCACCGTCACGGGAAGACCGGCGGTGGCGCCCGCTCCTGTTATCTCGAACCCCGAGATATACACTGTCGTGGTGGCTGTCCCCGTCAAGGTAGCCGCCGCTGATGCGTTGGCCACATTGCCAGAGCCGGCCACTAGGGAAACGGCGCCATAGGGCAGCACCATTGCATTCGGATTGCTGCCATCCGGGTTTAGAAGAACGACTTGTGATATCGGCTTATCGACGCCGGAAACTGTAACGGTTGCCATGAGTGGCCCTCTTTTAAAACCAGATCACTGCGCGGCTACGCCGGCATCCTGGCTAAGCTTGCTCTCGACCGCGTCAGGTCTTGTATCGGTGTCCTTGCTCGCATTGATGCGGGCGATTTCCAGCCTCACCAGATTGTCGATAGCCGCCTTGGCTATCGTGGTCTGGTTGGTCGCGGCCGCCTTCATCTGATCCGCCTCGATCTGGGCAGCAGCCAGCCTCTGAGACATCTCTGCCTCACGCGAGCGTGCATTGGCCTCGATGATCTTGATCTGCGCGTCGGACTGCGATTTCTGGATCTCAGCCTGTGCGCGCACGGCATTGGACTGGAACTCGGACTGCTGGATCTGCAAGTCCTTCTGTGCCTTCATCTGCTCGATCTGCATCTTCGGATCAGGGCGCTGCGAGGCATCCTGCATGGCCTTCGCCATCATCTGCAGATCCTGCGGTAGGATCTCGGGGAAATAATGCTCGGGATTCCTCAGGCCCGACGATTCAACGAGCTTGGTCGCCGCGTTCATGATCTTGGGAATGAACTCCAGCGCCTTCATCTGGCCGCCGGGGATTTCCTTCAACTGCGCCGCGATAGCCGCCTGCGTCTGCATGATGACGTTGAGCATAGACATATCACGATCCTTGGAGCCCGTTCCCAGGCCCACATTGATCGTCACGTCCATGTCTGCATTCCAGAAGCGCGGATCGAGCCTGACAGGCTTGCCAGCCATCATGACCACGCGCGGCCCCTGATGCTTGATCATGAGCCGCATCAGCTTGCGGAAGACCTTGCGCCAGCCCCATTCAGCCATGTTGCGCGCCAGCATCTCGACCTGAGAATATCCGGCGTCCTTGCCTTCCCTGACCGCTTCAGCCGTCTGGTTCTGCAATGCCTGCGGATCGAGCGCCATCGTGCCGCGCCCAACGCCAGTACGACGCTGGATGACCTCGTCCTGGTATTGGATGGCTTCGAAGGCGTGATTGGCAACGAACGGGATCTCAAGCTCTTGGATGGCGGCGCCGGGCTTGCCCCAGATCACCTCACCAAACTGCGGAGAAACCAGCGAATCCGGGTTCTTGATGTCACCCGTCACAAACCGCTGCGGGTTGTTCGAGGCATAGACGTTGTTCAGAGCCTGGCGCAGCAGGACCGTCTTGACATCCTGCACGTCCATCGTCTCATCGGCGATCGAGCGCGCATCCCAACGGTGCGGCACAGGCTCGCATGGGATATCATCGAAGGGATGCTCGTCCTCCCAGATTTCCCAATCGAGCAGCTTACCGCTATCTGACCCCGCGAAACAGGCGCGGACCAGTTCGGCCTCGCCATCGTCGTCAACGTCAATCCTGATGAAGCACTCGTAATAGTCGATCAGGTCCATCGACTTGTCGGTCGAGTCCTGGTTGAAGGTCAGCGGCTGGCGAGCCGATTCCTCAGGCGTCTGGTTCTTGGCCGACTGCGGGATTTCCCAGACCGTATCCTTGTCATAGCCCATCTCGACCAGCTCTGAGCGAGCAATGCGCTCCCAGTGGGCTGTGAAAGCCGCATCGTCGGTGTTGATGGCGTTCTGGTCGATAAGGAATTGCTCGGGAGGGACAACCTCGATGCAAAAGCGCCCATCTGCCTTCTTGCGCTTGATCTTGATGTCATAGATCATGACCGGCATTGGTTGGCCGGTCTGCTCATCCATGATCATGCCGGGCTTTTCGCTCTGGGCCAGGATCTCGGGGCTTTCGCCTTCATCATTCGGCTGCAGAAGCAGCGCAAGCTGATCCTCGGTCAGTCCGCTATGGAAGGATGTCGTATAGGTCGGCGTGTCCTCGTAATAGGTCTTGACGACGCCATTGCCGACGAGGAGAGCATCCCACGTCGCATTGTAGACGATCTCGTAGCCCTTATTATCCTTCCAGAACACATAGTTCATGCCGTCCGTGGCTTCACGAGCGAATTGCTGGTCTTCCTCACCGACTGGCTCAGCCTCGGCCATGCGATCAGAGGCTGTGAACACGCGCATGATGCCGGGCAGCATCCAGCCGATCGTATCAGCCACATCACGCGAGACGACCCTGGAACGCCCCGCTTCTGGCGGGACATACTGATCCATGTTGCCGAGATAGTAGTCGAGCGCCTTCGAACGCGACTTCTCGCGCTCGTTGCGATCATGCCACTTGGCAAGATGGATCTGCGTCGAGACGATCGCGCTGAGCTGGTCGTCGGTCAATGCGGCCATTCAGACAACCCAATCCATCTTGCGCTTAGGCAGCTTCATCTCTGATGGCGGCTCGTAGACCACGCACATCAATCCGAATGCATCCGCGCCATGCGATGACCAGTCATGCTCAGGACCAAGCCCGACATTGCGTTCATCGGCCGATTTCTTTTCGTGATACCAGCCCAGCGCATCGCGACCCGCCTCGGTCGTTGCTGCATTGAACCAGATCGAGGGGAACAGGCGCCTTGCTGCCTCGATACGCATCGAAGCGGCGCCCTTGCCCTGGTTGGGCACGACGATCACCTCGAAGCCGGCTGATCTCAGCGCGCTTTCGTAGGAAACGTCGAATACCTTGTCGTTGCTCGAACCGTCATGCGGGAGGATGCACAGCGCATTGCCCCAGCCGCGAGAGCGGAGCCATTGCACATGCGTTGCGAGCGGCTGCCCCTGCGCCTCGTAATAGTCGAGGATGCGGATTTCCTTGCCGATGAACTGCGCAATCCAGATCGAGCAGGCATCAGCCTTTGCGCCGGTGCCGCCAATGTCCCAGATGGCCCGGATGGTCATCAGCGGGTCTTTGGCGACCTTGCCAATACGCCCTTCGCGCTGCGCCAATGACAGATCGGCAGCGAAATAGGCGCCTTCGACAACCGTCACGTAACCGCCTTCCCAGATATGGTCATACTGATCGGGCTGGCTCTTGAGGCAATCGAGACGCTCCTGGTTGAGAACGCCGGGAAGCCAAGGATTGTCCGACCAGTTGGCCCTGACCACAACGGCGCCAGTCGGCAGCGATGGACCGCGCAACATCTGGTCGATGGGGTCATTCTTGCGCCGAGGATTCCACGAGGCCCAGATCTCGGAGCCTTCCTCGCGGATCGTCGGCCTAAGCAATGAGATCGAATGCCCTGATGCTGTCTGGGCTTCTTCCCACCAGGCCCGCTTGAACTTCTCCAGCGACTTGACCGATTCAGCGGTGTAGTCCTGCATGCCCTTGAAGATGATAATGCCATCCTTGGGCGTCTGGATCACATCGCGGAAGACCTTGAAGCCATCAGCCTCGCCGAGACCGAAGCCCGCCAGCTTGTCCTCGATGAGGAGCTTGGCCGATTGGGTGAGATCCTTCTGGACTTCACGGATACAGACTGAGCGAAGCCCCTCGCCGCTTATTCCGGGCTCTGCCAGGCTGTCCTCGATCATCAGGCCGGCGAAGAAGTGAGACTTGCCCGAACCACGACCGCC